AAGTGGCTTGGTGATTGCAACAATTGCTGGTACAGTACATGGTCTGCTCAGGTTGCTAACACTTTTAGGAGACTGGGCACAACGCAAAGCAACACGTTAGGAATACAAAATGGCGCATTACGGAATCATTGGAAGCGGAAAATGTGGAGAGAACATCATTGAAGATGGTCTTTCCGAAATAGGTGTGGAGAATAACGTATTTCTCGTTTACCCACGCAAGGGAGCAACTAGTTCCGAAGACCGTGTGTATGACTTCATGATTGATAATGAAGCAGAGTACATTGCCTATGTTAAGAGCAATGCTCCACAGGCTCTTGTGGATAACGCCTCAAAGGTTTTTGATGTCACTGGTGGTGATGCATGGTTAGAAATACTCACTACGTTGAAGAGCAAAAAGGGAACACTCCTTGTCCTTTGGGATGTTGACCATGAAGAAAACCTTATGAACTTTGTGTTTAAAGCCCATGATATGGGTATCCCTGTTCAAGAGTTGAGCAATGGTTTGGTCCCTATCAATGTGGAAAGCGCTTCTGAAGAGCCTGCTATAGAGACTGAAATTGTTGAGATTGAACCGTTCTCTGAAGCCGAGATGCGGTCTATGAGTATTGGTGTCCTTCGTAAAGCCGCCACAGCACGTGGTGTAGAAGGTGTAGGAGCATATTCCAAGGACGAACTTGTTGAACGTTTGATTGACAAGAAAACACACGTAGAAAATATTGAGGAGCCTGAAGTGGCAACAACTGGAATCAACCCAACAACGACTATTAATTACAGCGTGTCAGTACCTACTCAGGAACGTCCACAAATGGTGGCTCCTGATGGCGACTGCATGGTTACCGTAGTAATGCCTAATGGAACTGTTATCAGCACCCCAGCAACAATAGAAGAAGTGCGTGTCCTATTAGGACTTAGTGGAGGCCTTTAACTGCCAACGCCACTTCTTATGCATGTCATCACGTTCTGCTAAGAAGTTCATAATGCCTTGCTCGTTTGCTTTGTTGGCTGCTTCTTGAGCCTTTGCAATTGATTCAAGGATTCCGTCATTAAGACGCAGTAACTCTTTTGCCATTGCTTTTGGTTCAGGGTTAACATCCTTTGCTTCAATGGTGCGAAGGTCACTGAACTTGCTCAAAGTGTAGGGAGCGTACTCATCCATCTTACGGATGTCTTCTGCAATAGGGTCAATGCTGGAGTACACATCTTCATAGATTTCCGCAAACAATGCGTGGTACTGAGAGAAGTCTTGACCTTCTACGTTCCAATGAAAACCATGTGCAGCAAAATACATTGTTACTGCATCAGATAATACTGTCTTGAGAGAGTTAGTTAGTGCACTCACCATTTCTCCTTGTTTGCCCAATAAGCGGCGCTCATTTTGCCTTTAGCAATGTTCTTTGCATGACGGTCTTTGAACGCTTTATTACGAGCAGAACCATCAGGGGAACCCGATACACCTTGTTGACCAAAACGAATAGTTTTAATCTGGTCACCTTCTTTGGCAACAACAATGTGTGATTTAGTTGGATGGTCAGGCGTTGCTTTTGGTTTGTTAAAACCAGAAACTCCTGCACGTTCTAATCGTGGGTCTTTTTTGGAAGGCATTAGTCATCACCTTTACTTCTACCAGCAAAGTATCCACCGATGATACCAATCAAACCAACCAATGCATTTTGCACTAAAGCAATAGCATCTGAGTTAGTTGCAAACTTTTCACCAGTAGAAGCCTGCTGTGCAAGCATTGAAGCGTATTCACCAATAACAACCAAGCCAATGAACCCTAGAATACCTAGAGTGATGTACACCATAAGTTTGTCTTTGATATTCATTACTTCTTCTTAGCAGGTGTTTTTTTAGACACAGCCATATTGTCTACTAAGTTTGGGTAAGGTCGTCCTGCTTTTTTAGCACGAGCCTTTGCTTCAGCCTTTTTTTCAGGCGTCAATTTCTTATCTTTTTTGGATGGGTCTGGTGTATCCCAGACTTCTTTTTTCTTTGTCATACTTTTCAATGATACTAGACATGGAGGTGACTTTTCGGTGTAGGATGCATACCCCAACACAAGGAGTACAAATGGCAGACGGACCTTTTATTCAATTCCCCAAATGGCTTAGAGAGTATCTAAGGGGGGACGCCACCACCACGGATGTATTGCTGGAATTGCTTGGGTACATGGACGGAAAGACCCAAAAGTTGACGACTTCTTATGGGCATATTGCTGAACGCACTGGATATCACCGCACGACAGTCATCAAGTCTGTGAACAAATTGGTGGAACTTGGGGTGCTGGTAAAGCAGAACCGAAGCAAGAATGGGCGCTCATTGACCAACGAATTTTACGTCAATTTCAATAACCCAAACTACCTCACAGTAGGGGTAGTGTCAGAACTACCCTCCCCATTAGGGGTAGTCGGGGGACTACTGGGTGGTAGTCCTGGGGCTACCCCCGAGGGTAGTCGGGGCGCTACCCAATTAAGAATAAAGAACAAGAATAAAAAGAACAAGAAGGAAAATTTGGGAAAGATAGACCCAAGGTTGGTGTCATGATGTCACGACAGCAAGATGATTGGGGAATGGCATTTGGTTCCGACAAAGATGTTTACACTCCCCCAGTAAAAAAGAAACCCAAACGAAAAGATTCCACAGCATCTTTGGTTTACGATTTTCGTGACCAGTTGATGATGGACACCAGTAACCTGATGAACTCCCAAGTGAATGGTCCAGCCATGATGAAAGCGTTCCGCACCATCTTGGATACTGGACGTTCCTATGATGACATCCGAGCAATGATTAACCAGTTCCACAAAGATATTGCTATCAAACCATTGACCGATGGCATACCAGCATGGAAGGCTTTCATTGGTCGCCTTGATTCCTTGGCTAAAAAGGTTGGCACCACCGAAGATGTACCGAAATATGACGGACCTAAGATTGACCCACGATTGATGAGTAATGATGACTGAATGGCATAGCAACAAGTATTGGCAAAACCGCTCTAAAGAAGAGCGTTTACGGAACCTGCGGATTCCAGCCAGATACCTTGGAAAAGACTTAAACACTTATGACAGTGAAGCAGGAGACAGTGAGGCTTTTAATGCCATTAACCACTGGTGTTCCAAAGCCACAGACAACCTCACAGAAGGCATGGGAATGGTCCTGTACGGTCCCACAGGCGTTGGAAAGACACATCTAGCCCAAGGGGTGCTTGTGAATGTTGTAGGCTCCCATACACGCTCAGGAATCTTTGTTACCTCTGACCGTTACGTTGACATGGTTTACGATGAAATGCGTAATGATGGTGAATTGCCTGAACCGTATTCAGACCCGTTTCTGATGAAGTACATGAGACGAACCTTTGACTTGGTTGTCCTAGATGGTTTGGGAGCAGAGAGGGCAACAACAGAATTTGCTCGTAACGCATTGATTTCATTAGTTGACAATCGTTATGAAGAAAAGTTGACAACAGTTGTTACAACTTCTTTGAGTCCTAATGAGTTAAGCCGAACCTACGGAAAGCGTGTGTTGTCAATCTTTCAAGAGAGTTGCTATTTCATCAACGTTGAGGGACCTGACTACCGAACGGTCTTTAACGATGCAAAGTAATGACATTGGAAACTTTAACGACATAGGTCAAGGGGTTCTGTTTGAAGGTCTTCTTGCTTCTCCACCTGAGCGCCGCTTCTTTCAAAAAGCAGGTTCCGATTGGGATAAGGAATTATCTAAATGGAAATCTAATGAACTTCCTTTAAAAGCACTTGTTGATTATTCTGACCGACTTGGTATTGACACAGAGGTTTATACATTCCTTGGTCAAGATGCAGTAGACGCCATTGACCGTTGGCTTGGTCGCAAAGGCATTTCTCTTCCTGTGTATTCGTACAACAGTGTTGAAGAACTTTCCTATGACTTGCGCTTCAAGCGTTCAGTGCGTACTATCTACGTTCCCGAGCAAGAACAAGCCGCCATCATTGGTCTTCGTGCTACGGTAGCAGACTCTAAGAAAGCATGGTCCATCTAGTGGCTAACTCAGAACACCTCCTCATTAGCAAGGTTATTCAATCAGGAGATATTAGCCCAATCATTAACGCAGGTCTTAGGTCTGACCACTTCTCAGGCGAGACACAGAAAATGTGGATGTGGATTTCAAGTTACTGGAGAGAATACGGAACAGTTCCTACTGACCGTGCATTCCATCAAGAGTTTGGTGATGTAACACTTTCTGATGCAACGATGGAACCGTTCCCTGCACTTATTGACGAACTGTTTCATTCATTTAAACGGCAACGCCTAATTGAAACCATCAGCACAGTAATGCCTGCGCTGAACAACAACTTAGTTGATGAAGCCTTTTCTGAATTAGCCGCAGGGTTGCAACGAGCCTCTACAGAGACCGCACGTCTTCGTGATGTTGACATCATCACTAACTGGGAATCCCGTATCAGTCGTTACGAAGAAATGCGTAGCATGCCCAATGCTTTGCGAGGTATTCCAACAGGGTTCTTAGGTCTTGACCGAATTACAGCAGGACTACGCCCACAGCAGTTGATTACATTTGTTGGCGAAGCAAAGAAGGGTAAGTCAATGATGAGCCTTATCATGGCAAATGCCGCACACGTCCATGGCATCAGTCCTTTGTTTGTTTCTTTTGAAATGAGTATTGAAGAGCAAGAGGCTCGTTATGACGCACTTATCTCCAAGGTGTCACACACACGTATTATCCGTGGTGACATTACTAAACGTGAGATGGAGAAAATTGAAAAGGCTTTGCGTATTCGCAAGAACATGCATCCATTCCACATGACTGAGGACTCTTCATCATTGACAACTATTAGTGCATTGGCTGGAAAGATTCAACAGTACCGTCCTGGCATCTTGTTTGTAGATGGTGTGTACATGATGGACGATGAGAACGGCGAACCTAAGAACAGCCCACAAGCCCTTACCAACATCACCCGTTCTCTCAAGCGGCTTGCTCAGAGGTTTGACATCCCAATCGTAGGAACTACTCAAGTGCTATCTTCAAAGTTAAACAACAAGAAGTCACGTGCTATCACGGCAGACTCAATTGGTTATTCATCTTCTTTTGCACAGGACTCAGACCTAGTGCTTGGCGTAGAGTCAGACCCTGATATTGACAACCAATCAATCATCCGAGTAGTTATTGCACGTACAGCACCCAAAGGTGAGGTTCGCATTAAGTGGGACTGGGAGAACATGGATTTTACGGAGGTAGACGAAAGTGGCAATGAAGACAACTGGTACTACTGATATTCAACATGTTCTTGTTGATTTAGGTGTTGAGGTAACTCGTGCTGGAGAAAGAGAAATCTCTGGTCGTTGCCCCGTACACCTAAGCCGCACAGGGCATGTAGACCATTCACCTTCGTGGTCAATGAATGCTGAGACTGGTTTATGGATTTGCTATTCGTGTGGTGCTCGTGGAACACTTGTAGGTTTGATTTCTGAATTAACGGGAGACGAGACATCTTTAATTGATGTTCATTCATTTCTGATTAACTCAAGTCTTGGCAGGATTAATCGTGAAGACATCCCTGAACCTGAACCCGAGATTGATTGGATTTCATACAGTCGTTTTGACGTTGTACCAACGTCTTATTTGTACAACAGGAACTTAGATGCATCTGTTGCACGTTCCTATGGTATCCGATGGGATACATCAAACAAAGCATGGGTTATTCCTATTGTGTCCCCTTTGGGCCAACTTATGGGTTGGCAGTCTAAAAAGCCTGACTGGGTTCGCAACTACCCAATTGGTATCAAGAAGAGCCACACTTTGTTTGGTATTGAAAAGTTCTTAAACAAACCAGCAGTACTCGTAGAGTCACCTTTAGATGTTATTCGTTTAGCATCTATTACAACAGGGGTACAAGGATTAGCAACTTTTGGTTCATACGTCAGCACAGAACAACTTAGTTTGCTTAACTCCGTTGCATCTAAAGTAATTGTGGCAATGGATAATGACGAGGCTGGTTTAAAGGCTAGCAAAATGCTATTTAAAACAATGCCCCGATTTGATGATGGTGTTTTATGGTTAAACTATAAGAACACAAAAGCAAAAGACATTGGTGACATGACAGACGAAGAAATCTATGACGCTCTAAGCACAGCCACTGCAATCCCTGGGTGGGTGCTATGACCTTTACAGGAACTTTGTACCCTTTTCAACAAGAGGCAAGCGAACGGATGGTAGAACGAGGGCAAATGCTGCTTGCTATGGTCATGGGTGCTGGTAAGACACCAACAACCCTGTCAACCATTGAAGCACTTATTGAAGATAATGAAATTAGCAGAGTATGTGTTGTAGTTCCCTCCAGCCTTAAATACCAGTGGCTTCGTGAAATTGGTAAGTTCACTACATCTAAAGCAATTGTTATTGATGGGACTCCAAAGCAACGTGAAAAACTATGGCGTTTGTCTATTGGTTGCCAGTACGTCATTGTTAATCCAGAGAGTTTGACAAAAGACATAAGCCAGTGGGAAGCCATGCGATTTAACGCAATGGTTATTGATGAAGCCACAATCATTAAATCATTTACTTCTAAACGTTCTAAGATGTTAAAGAAGTTAGGTGCTAAATGCCACTACCGTTTTGCCCTTACAGGACAACCTATTGAGAATAAACCTGAAGAGTTGTTTTCAATTATGCAATTTGTAGATTCTTCAGTGCTTGGCAAATTTGATTCTTTTGACAGAACATTTATTGTGCGTGACCACTTTGGAAAACCAACACGATATAGAAACCTTAGACAACTAAATGATTCAATGTCAGAAGCAATGGTTCGTAAAACAAGAGATGACATTAAAGACCAACTCCCTGAAGTAATTACACAAGTTATCCCTGTACAGTTTGACAATACAATTGCAGGTGTATACGAACGTATTTCTACGGATTTGTTAGAGCAAATTCAAAAAGCAATTACAAGCAACGGCAGGTCTTTTGACTTGTGGGCGCACTACCACGGAGGTCAAGGAAATGAAGCGCAAGGTCAAATTATGTCTAGGCTTACTGTATTACGTATGCTCTGCGATAATCCTAGGCTGGTGGTGGAATCAGCCAAAGCGTTCAATGACCCTACCCAAAACACTGAAGGAAGCGCATACGCTGCCAAGATACTTGCGGAGGGTTGGCTCCCCGAAACTTACAAGACACCCAAACTAGATACCGTTGTTGAATACATTAAGGATGTTTTAAATGAAGACCCAACTAACAAAGTGGTACTTTTCTCGTTCTTTAAGAAGAACCTACGGATTATCCAGGAAGCAACTAAGGGACTTACGCAAAGCGTACTCTTCATGGGTGGTATGGGTGCAGACCAGAGAGATGTTGCAAAGCAAAAGTTCGCAACCGAGGATGGCGTTCGGCTCTTTTTATCCTCTGATGCAGGAGGTTACGGGGTGGACTTACCGCAGGCCAATTACCTTATCTCTTACGATTTACCTTGGTCTGCTGGAAAACTGGACCAAAGAGAAGCCCGAATTATCCGTCTGTCGTCAACACATCCGCACGTTACGGTTGTATCTTTCGTCATGAAAGGCTCTATTGAGGAGCGCCAATACGAAATGCTTCAACAAAAACGAGAAATAAACAAGGCGTTCATTGACAAGGGGTATGACAGTCAGGGTAAATTTGAACTGAACTTGGGCACCCTGTCTGAGTTCCTAAGCCACTCAGAGGTATAAATATGACAACGCCAGATTATTACGAAAGACTTGCACAAGAGTTTAAAAAGTCAAAAGAAGCAATTGATTCATTAACAAAACGCCAGAATGAAATGCGAACCGAACTTGTAAAAGTAATACAAGAAAACGGATATGAAGATGACAAAGGGCATTTGTGGTATTCGGCTGGTTCCGCAGAGATAAAGTACGAGCGCCGTGTTAGTCGTTCTTTTAACATTGAAGCCGCCGAACAATGGGCAAAGGGTTTAGGCATTTGGGAAGACCTTAAAAAGGTTGTGGAAATGCTGGATGAAGACAAACTTCTTGGGTACGCATGGAACCACAAAGATAAAGAAGAAGAGATTCAAGGTTTCTACACAGAAAAGGAATCATGGGCACTGAAGGTGTAGATGATTTCATGGGTCTCTTTGGGGACTTGCCTAACTTTCCAGGCAAACGTGCTCCCAAGAACCGCCCTGATAGTCCTGAAGTAGTTAATTCTGTACTTGAAAACCGTTACAACGGTATAAAAGGAAAAGAATACATAATCAATGGTGAGAAATTAATGATGTACACCATTGGACAAGTTTGTGCCGCACTTGGCAAAAGTGCTGTTACACTCAGGTCGTGGGAAAGCCAAGGCTGGATACCTAAATCCAGTTTTAGAACACCACCACCAAATAATGTACAAATACCAGGAAAAGCATCCAAGGGGCGGCGTCTTTATACGCAACAGCAACTTGACACGCTTATAGATGGTGTGTCATTATTTAACATAGCAGACCGACACCGAGGTGATTGGAAAGCGTTTAAGCAATACATTCAAGAAAATTGGAAGAGATAATTATGGGAAAATATGATGAAGAAAACACGGGCTTTGAAACTCGTGAAGAAGCAAGCACAGAGAAGCCACAGGCACGTACGCTAGTCCGTGGTGGTTGGGGAAGCGTTGACGCAGTCAAGAACGCAGACTCACCATTCGCACAGCGTTTGAAGATTGCGGATGAACCGCAAATTATTAAGTTTCTTGATGACGAGCCATACGCATCATGGCGTCAGCATTGGATTGAGCGTCAAGGACAAAAGTCTTTTGTTTGCATCGGTGAATTTGATGACAAGGGTTGCCCATTGTGTGACTCAGGTGACCGACCTTCAGTTCGTATTGCGTTTAACGTCGCTCTACTCATTGCTGGCGAAGAACCTGTAATCAAGTCCTATGAAGTTGGACCACGAGTTATTGACCAGTTGAAGAACTTCCACACGGACCCACGCACAGGACCTTTGTCTAAGCACTACTGGGCAGTCAGCAAGACTGGCAAGGGCGCTACTACAGCCACTAGCCACCAGTTGGTTAAAGACCGTGACCTTGAAGAGTGGGGCATTGCAGAAATTGATGACGCAGGTCTCAAGGGACTTATCAGTAGGTCTTACACTGCCGACATCATTTCAATCCCGTCTCGCAAAGACCTGATTGACATTGCCAACGAACTAGAATAATGGCAGAGGGAGAAACTCCCTTTGTTGTTACATCCTTAGAGCAAATTCATAAACTTGTTGCCGACGTGCAGGAAGTGGGCGCTTTTGCCTTTGACGTTGAGACACGGGGAATACTAGAACGCCACCCAGATATGGTGGATGCTATGGAAAAAGCGTGGAAGAAACACGTTAGTTCCTTAAAGAACCCTAGTCCCGAGATTCAACGCCGTGCTCACGAAAACTTTGAAGCAAAGTACCGTGGCATGTTGGCAGTTGACCCTTTGCGTAATGATGTATTTTGGATTGGTATTGCAACACGTGGAAAATCGTGGGCAATCCCGATGGGTCATCCATTGGGGGAAATCATTGAGCCTGAAGAAATAGGTGATGGTTCAACGATTCCCCCAAGTGGGTACCGCAAGGTTCTTAAAAATGGTCAAGAGTCTATGGCAAAGTCCACGTACCATATACCTGCTGTGTTCTCAGAAGCACCCTTGCAGTTATCTCGGTCAGATGTCTTTGAAGCCTTGAGACCCATATTTTTTAGTGACCTTGTAAAGATTGGGCATAACGTAAAGTTTGATGCTCGTAGCATCTGCAAGTACTACGGAGAAATACCACCAGGTTTGTACGCCGACACCATGTTGTTACAGCACCTAGTGAACGAGAACCTCATGTCTTATTCATTAGAGAATCTTATTATGCACAACTATGGCAAACATAATGCGTACGAACGAGATGGCAAACTAGGTAAGTTTATTACCTCTGTTCCATTTAACAAAGCAGTTAACTACGTCCACCTTGATGTTCGCTGGACATGGTTGCTGTACACACGGTTGTGGAAAAAGGTCAAGCAAGATACTGCGCTAGTTAACTCTTTCTACCAAGACACAGAAGTATTACATATCTTGATGCATATGGAAAACGAGGGAATACCCGTTGACCACCACAATATGCAGTTACTAGGTAAAGAGTTAGACGGCAAGATGCGTGACACCTTGTTGGCTCTCCATGAGTTCACGCCAGCAGGTTTCAACCCTGACTCCACTAAGCAAAAGCAAGAGTTCTTATTTAATAAAAAACGTGAGGGTGGTTTAGGATTAAAGCCTTACAAGTTGACCAAAGGTGGTATGCCATCTGTAGATGAAGAAACTTTACGGCACCTTGAAGCAGAGCACCCAGCGCTTGAACTTCTAATCCAATGGTCAGAAACACAAAAACTAAAATCAACCTTTGTTGATGGCATGCTTCCTCGCTTGTACAAAAGCAGACTGCACCCTTCCTTTCACTTACACCGAACAGCAACAGGTCGTTTGTCGTCCAGTGACCCCAACCTTCAAAACATCCCACGAGATTCAAACATTCGTAGTTTGTTTGTAGCCCCCAAGGGTCACACTTTGATTGTGGCTGACTATGACCAAATTGAACTTAGGGTTATGGCGATGTATTCACAAGACAAGGAACTATTGCATGTGTTCAATAACAATATTGACATTCACACGGGTGCGGCAGCCCTTCTCTTTAAGAAGAAGATAGAAGACGTAACAAGTGAAGAACGCCAGATTGGTAAAGGGGTTAACTTTCTTACAGCCTATGGAGGCGGTCCAGGGAAGTTAGCACGTACTACGGGCATTCCATTTGAGCAGGCTCAAGAAATGATTCAAGAGTACTATCGCCAATTTGCTGGGCTAACTGCTTGGAAACAAGAAGTAGTGGCTGAGGGTAGGAAGATGGGCTATGTCACCACCTTGTCAGGTCGTAGGCGCAGACTCCCTGACCTTATGTCCAGCGATAAAGAAAGTCGTGCCCGTGCCGAACGTCAGGCTGTAAATGCCGTAGTACAAGGGTCAGCGGCTGACCTATGTAAGCAAGCAATGATTAATATTGCTCGTGACCTAGCAGGTACCAATGTAAAGATGCTAGTACAGGTTCATGACGAATTGGTAGCCGCAGTCCCTTGTGAAGAATTAGATTCAATTATTGACCCGTTCATTACCGCCATGGGAAATGGTAACGTAATTAAAGGAGTTCCTCTCATGGTTTCGTATCACAACGCATCCAATTGGTCGGAGGCAAAGGGATGATAATGATAGATATTGACCAAAGAATGTTTTATTTGATGCTTTCTGCTACGGAAGGTCAAAAGTTTGCCAGTGCCATGGGGTTTCCAACCCCTTCAGAAGATGTGCAAGAACTTGAAATTATGGATGTGTTGTCCAGATGGATGATGGTGCACAGTTCAGGACTGTTGGACGAAATACGAGAAGCAGCCGATTGGTTTGTAGCATTTCTTGAAGAAACTGATAAGATTAATTCCCCCTCTGAAGATTTTGTCAATGCACTTATTGTGTTCTCTATTGCGCTTAACAACAAAATGTTGGACAATGGTCATATTGGTCTTATCGTTTCAGACGACGATTTAGAAATACTAGAAGGATTAGAACATGAGTGATTGGTGGTCAAAGAAACTTGCTGGGGAAACACCTACCCCACAGCGTCCAAACTTGCCTCCCGTGCAGGCTCCTATGAATTTTCCGCAAGCATATCCAAGCGCACAACAATCGGGTGCAGTGGTATCTAATCCAAACGTCATGCCCGAAGACGCAACTCTCTCAGACTACTTACGCTCAAACTCCACAAAGGGTGGTAAAGCGGCTCGTACTGAAAATGCAACTTGTCCCGACTGCGGTAGTTCCTACTTGTTTACTCGGACAGGTTCTACTAGTCTCAACCCAGCCCCTCGTTGTTACGAGTGTGGTTGGAACGGGATGTATTCCCAAGCAGACCAATCCAGTTGGTCATAGAAAGTAACAATGCCACTAGAAACAACACATGAATCATTAAAATCCATTATCTCTTCTATTCAGAAGAAGTATGGGGATGACATTATCGTTAGAGGAAGTGACGTTAAAGAAGAGATGACTCGCATCACTTCAGGCGTTCTTGCGTATGACCTTATGCTTGGCGGAGGATGGCCCGTCAATCAATGGAGTGAAATCATTGGTGAAGAGTCATCAGGTAAGACGGCTATGGCATACAAGACTATTGCGGCTAACCAAGCACTTGACCCTGAGTTCACAGCCCTTTGGGTTGCGGCTGAAGAGTATGTACCTGAGTACGCAAAGGCTATTGGTGTAGACCTTGACCGTTTGTGGGTTGTAGAAACCAACTTGATGGAGCAGGTGTATGACCTTGTACTTCGTGTGATGGATGCTCGTGCAGTAGACATGGTTGTTATTGACTCCCTTCCTGCCCTGGTGCCAGGAGATGAGGCTGAGAAGACCATGGAAGAGTTCACTATGGGACTTGGTGCTCGCTTGACAGGAAAGTTCTTCCGCAAGGCGTCTAAGGCTCAAAAGCGTTCAATGATTCACGAAGACCGTGGTTGTACAGGAATCATGATTAACCAGTGGCGTGACAAGATTGGTGTGATGTGGGGTGACCCTCGCACAACCCCAGGTGGCAAGGCTAAGAACTTCCACTACTTCTGCCGTGTTGAAGTAAAACGTGATGAATGGCTTAAAGTAAAAGACGAGACAGTTGGTCAATCTATTAAGGGACGTACTCTTAAAAACAAAACAAGTGCTCCCAACAAATCAGCGATTGTAGATTTTTACTTTACACACGCTAATGGTTTTGAGTTTGGTGATTTTGACACTGTTAAAGACATGATTAACATTGCCGCTTCTGTGGACATCATTACTCGTGCAGGTGCTTACTATTCTTATAGTGACCAGCGTTGGCAGGGCAAGGACGCAATGCTGTTGGCTTTCCGTGAAGACTTAGATATGCAAGCAAAGTTGCGTCTTGAGGTCTTTACACACTTTGAAATCCCAGCACCATGACGCTAGGGGCTGATGACCGCAAGGACATCATGAAAAAGTCCCGTAAACAAGAAAAACGTTCAGCGGTTACTTACAATGGCAGTCGCAACGCAGGCTCTGGCTCTTTTTGGTTACGAAAGAATGATGTGCGGTCAGTTGAGTTTCTTATTGAAAACAAGTTGACCATAGGAACAAAAGGTATTACTCTCAAGGAAGTAGACCTTAGAGAATTGAGAGAACGTGCGATTATTGAAGACCGTATACCTGTATTGCAGTTTGACCTCAATGGTCGTAATTACGTGGTTCTTGTTGAAGACGATTTTTTGGCGATAACAGATGATGACAAAAGTTGATTTACATACAAAAATATTAGAATTATTGTTTACAAAAGAAGATGGACTTACTTGTCAAGAACTGCACGTGGAATTGCGTGACGCCTATGACATCAAGAAGCATCATGGAACTTTATCTGGTGCACTTAATTCTCTTCATAACTCTTTAGATGTTTTTAATATCAAGGTTAAACGTAACAATCAAAAACCGTATGTGCATGCTTGCTTTAGAACTAAGTACGATGAAAAGCATCGTATTGACTACCCAGCAAGAAGAAATAAATGGGAATCTATGGCTGATTTATTGTATTTTGTAATGACTGAAGATAAGATTCCCCCCGACGCTTGGGAAAATGCTCTCAACAGTTATAGAAAAATGAAAAATGTCTGACAAAACGCCTTGGCACCTTAAAAATTACAAACAATCTTTGACTTCAAAGTATCGCCTGATACCTATTGCTGAAGAACAACTCATGCGTGAGCAACTAGAGAGCACTAGAGACACCCTTCATTTACATCCTTCAGAGATTTGTAAGCGTGATTGGTGCAACCGTTCATCTTGGTACACCATTAAAGGGTATGAGAAGGCTGACCGTGCTTTGTCATTCCAAACTTTAAACATATTTGCTGAAGGTCATGCCATTCATGCCAAATGGCAAAAGTGGTTGACAGACGCAGGTGTACTAGAAGCAGTTGAGGTACCCATCCTTGATGAGGAGTTCAGATTGATGGGACATGCTGATGGCATTATCAATGACGCCAAAGGTAAAGCCATCCTTGAGATTAAAAGTGTTGGCGCTGGGACCATCCGCATGGAAGACTTTGAACTGTATCAAAGTGCTAACAGTCCTGATGATATGTGGAAGAAGGTTCGCAAACCGTTCAATACTCACCTTCGCCAAGTAAACCTATACATGTATTGCTTAGGCATTCACGATGCTGTGTTTTTGTATGAATGGAAAGCCACACAAGAAGTAAAAGAGTTCTCAGTAAAGTTTCAACCAGAACTCATTGAAGACATTCTTTCAGGTTGCAAAAATGTAATAAGAGGATTAGAGTCAGGTGTCCCACCTATGCGACCAACATGGGTAGAGGACTCAACAAGTAAAACATGCAAAAACTGCCCATACAAAAAAGTATGCTGGAAAGAAGACAACAATGAATAAGCCATCACTGGCACCACCTAAGCCAATCATGGGAGAATTTCTCAAGAAGTTCCCATTGGCTGACAAACCTCACGGAGATTTCCCTGAACTTCCTGGGTATCTTGACGAGTTACCTGACCCAGAACTGATGGAACTGTATACCAAGTTTATTTCTTGGGGTTCCTATGCTAAGTCTGAACTTGTTCAATCTGAGATTATAGAAGAACGTACTGCTACTAATCAAAAGTTTTATGAAGCAACGACTCTTATCAATCAGTGGGGAGAAGGCGCTAAAGGAGACACCGTTACGCTTGCCAAGGCTCGCCGTGACGTGGACCCTGAAGTAATGAGTGCAACAGATGAGTACCTAGAAGCACGAGCCTTCCGTAAGTTGACGGAGTCTGTGTTTGAACGATGTGAGCGTGGCGCACAAGTTATCAGCCGTGAGTTAAGCCGACGCATCTCTATGGCACCTAGTGAACGTCGCCAAGGGCGGTACACAGCATGATTACCGAAGTAATGCCATACCGTGGACCTTCTTATCTTGCTCTCCGCTTTGCGGCTATGCGTAGAAAACGTTCTTTTACAATTCCTGAGTTGATGTTTGTTATGGGGTATAAGTATAAAAAACCATATGTTGCTGGACGCTCTTTGGAACGTTTAGTTAGTTACAACTTCTTAGAGCGCTACGGGGACACGTGGAAGATAACCCCAAATGGTTATGAGTATCTTAGAATGACTGCACAATCTTACTCAGGTGAGTTCAGATGACACACATGCCTGACCTCCCCGTAGGTGACCAAGTACTAGAACAACGTAGAGTCATTAAGTTTTGGATTGAACGTTGTAAAGAATTAGAAAAAGAAAACGAACAATTAAAAGAAAAGGTGAGGTCGTTCTATGGCTGAGTTTTTTACACTCGTAATAATGGTTACTGCGGTTTTTGTCTGCGGTGTATTTACTGGACAAATGTT